TGGTTTTAAATGTAAAAATTCTCTAATGTGTAGCTTCCTACCTTTAAAGAACACGATTAAGTTTATAGTTGTGTTGATGGAAATGGCGATAAGTAACCACCATTGCCACCATAATAACTCAGCAGATTCTAACATTAATTAGATGTTAAGTCAACTACTTCACAGGCATCTGCTGTACAAGCTAACTCTCTTCCACCTGATGTGGTATCTTCCTTCTCAAAGTCTGCTAACTTAGACCAATCAATTGACTCAGGCATCTCGTGTGATAAGGCATAATACTTTGCTTCATCTATATCTTGGTAAGGTGCTTGAGCATATGTATGGTCACTGAATGGTAAGAAAGATATACCTGATACTTCATCAAAGTTCTTGTACACCCATGCTCCTACATCCATCCATTCATCTTCCTTAACAGATACGGTAATAGAAGGTTTGTGTTCACACCAATGTCTTTGGAACATAAGCCAAACTTCTAACTGTTCAATAGCAGACATTTCTGTTCTAGTGACAGCACCGTCAGGTGACTTCATAGGAAAACTAAACACAGTAGTGCTATCAGGTTTCATAACGTCAGGCTCACTTGGTATACCACTTGCTTTCATAAACTGTGTAAGGGGGTCTTTGTTATCGCCACGTACAGTTCTAACATAGTAGTCATTATGTCTTGCATGAATACCTGATGCACTGTCAACTAATTGACTAACTGTACCACTTGGCTTTACACAGGTGATAGCAGTTGATTGTGGTATACCTAAATCTTCAGCTACCTTTTTATTAGTTTCTACTGCAACTGTTCTTAATATTTCTAGAACATCTTCAGTCCATATAGTATTGTCTAATATGCCTGTCAATGAAACTCCTAGTAATCTTTCTTCTTCTGTATTATCTTTCCATATTTTACGTAAGTATTTAAAGTCTGTAAGTGTAGCTTGGAATGTACCAAGTATTGTAGCTATACGTACCTTCTCTTCTAAGGTAGATAAATCATCTGTAGACCTACATACTACTTCAGTTAAGTTACAGAATTGATATGGTCTAAGAATAATCTCACTACATGGATTACATCCAAAGTAATGATTGGTATCTCTTCTACCATTTTCTGATGCCTTTACTTGAGCAGCCTTACGATTAAATATACCACGTTCACCTGACTTAGATTCGTATAATGATGTCCATTCTCGCATGAATGTACCCATCTCAGGTTTACCTTTAAATGCTACAGAGTTATTAGCCAATGCTCTCTGCCCTTCATTCTCCCACCATGAACCTGACTTAGCATGTCTCATTTGGTCATCGCCTAAGTTAGATAAAGAGATAAGAGCAGACCTACGCACTCCACCTACAACAACTACTTCACCTATCTTACACATGATGTCGTGACATTCAATTGGATAGAGTCTTCTGCCTTTAGCATTCTTAAACTTCTGTATGCAGAACTGAAACAACTCAACTAATGGTGCAGGACCTGATGCTCTACCCCCAAATGTTTTTAGTCTAGCACCTGCAGGTCTTACCTGTGATACATCCCAAGTAGGCACTTGCCCTACGTATAACATAGCTATGAGTTCTCTCAATGCTTTTGCCCAACCAGGTCTAGAGTCAGCGACAGTGATGATAGTAGTGCTGTCCTCGAAGTGTTCATTGACAATGGGTAGCTTGTCAACATTCTCACGTTCAACAGAGAAACCTACACCTGTACCACACATAAGTATATACATACATTCGTCAAAGCTACGTGGACTATCTACAGGTATATAACTACAGTTGTAGCCACCTACATGGCATCTGTCTAAAGCAGGTCCTGCAGTCATCAAAGCTCTCATACTAGGCATAACACCTAGGTTCATTATCTGTTCTGATATCTTTTCTTTGAGTGCCTTTGTTAGATTGTAGTTATGCTTTTTCTTGAGATGGTTCTCCATGTAGTCAAAGTATCTGTCTACAGTTTCTCCCCAATTCTCTCTTCGTTGCTCATCTTCTTTCCACCTTGCATAGCGAGACAGTGCTATGAAGTTTTGATAATCTGTTGGTAAATAATTATTTAACATTTTCTACTCCATTAATATTTTCATGTTCTTAACTTTGACACCTTCTAAATCGTGAAACAGCTCATGCATGTAGTCCTCAAAGTCTTCAGTGACATCTCCATCAGAAGGTATAGGATAGTCTTCAGGGTCTACTTGTAGAGTAAGCATAATTTTAACTCTTATCATTGGTTACCTCTATAAGTTTTTTGAGATACCACTGTGCTTTTTCTAAGTCTTCAACACCATTTTTATATTCGTATCTCCATATGTACTTTAATATATTACCTTGTAAGTAATACTTAAAGCCTTCATTGGTAGCTGCTCCAATTGCATCAATTGTTTCTATACCTGCTTTATTATAATGAGCAGGGTGATTAACCATGTCTTCCTTTTTAGAACCACTTAAATACTTAACTGTGTCTTCTTCATTATCTAATTTACTTGCCATTCGTTTCATATACTCCATATGCCTTAACATTATGCATTGCCTTTAGTCTCTGCATCAAAAGACAATACCACAACATTGCCCTGTTTGTCAACAACTTTTCCTTTTTTCTTTTGAGGTGCATCTGTATACTCGTCAAACTCAATAGCCTTATCTTCTAACTTCTTTCGTATGTAATCATCTTCTTCCATAGCAGGAACAGATGAACAAATGACTTTGCAGAAAGCAAGAAGTGAGTAGTAATCATCATCATCCAGGGGATTATTTTTATCTGTTACAATACTCATATGAATCTCCCCTGTCCATACGTTATTCTCATCCATGTCAGGTCTGATTCCTATTACAAAATCTTCTGGTTTTATTTTACTTAGTATGTTCTTCATTTGATTCTCCTAACTTTATTCCCTGCAAACTTAATAAATTTGGGATGTTTGTTTTTGCCTTTTTCTTTGAGCCAATCTTCAGGTATTATTCTGTCGTAGTATCTAAAACCATGTTTGTCACACCATTGACCATACGTAGATTTAGCACCTTTTCTTAGTTTACTTCTACTGTTAGTGAATACAAATCTAATATCTAAATCAGGATGTTGCTTTTGTATAGCTAAATGTTTTCTTCTGTCTATAGCTAGAAATCTTCCTTTAGTTTCTATTATAATTCCATTGTTTAATATAAAGTCAGGGGTATAGGTTCTGTAGGCTAAGTCTTCCCATTCTATCTTGATTGATTCATAACCATAGCTATGTTTCAACTTAGTTAGGTAGAGTGAGATAGTATGTTCTAACCCACTCCTATACCCATGCTTTATAGCTTCTCTTCTTAGTTTATGAGGAGACACTTAGAAGTTTCGCCAAGAGATAAATGGATTACTATACGAATAAGTATTTGAATATCCTAAGTTTTTAAGTTCTTCTTTTACTGCTTCGTCAGCTGCTTTCCTAGCTTCGATTGCATCACGTAGACCTGCAGTACGTAGGTCACGATACTCTTTCTTTGCTTCAGCTAATTGCTTTTCCATCTCTTCAATGTTGGCTTTTAGTTCATCTAGTGATTTACTCATGCTATTCTCCTTTCATCTTTACATATTGAACCATCTTAGGTTCTTTAGCTTGAGACATCTGTGCAGGTAATTCTCTAAGAGTTTCCCAACACGATTGCCTATATGAACAGAATGTACAGTTTTTATTTAGTACCATGTTACCTGTAGGTTTACCCCTAAAAGTTTCAGGTTCAGGTTCAAAGCACCGTACTAGCTTTTCCGATTCAACCGCTTGGATATTCTTTTTTATCTTAGTAAGTTCTTCATCCATATCAATGTTAGCAGGAACATATTTAAACTGACCATTGGCTTTGTTTACAACCCACCAACCACCTGCTTTGTAGCCTGATGCTTTTGCATAACCTGCAAGCTGTCCAACATAACCAAAGCTATCTCCTGATGCTAACGATTCATATGAATCAAACTTATACTTGTAAGACCAATCAGATGCGGACTTGATATCATCAACTGCATCATCAACAACTAAATCGTATGAACCTGATATAGTAGTTTTATCGTCAATTTCAAGGGCTACAGTATCACTATCTTTGTATGCTACTTTAGCTTCAGTTAGTAGTGCCTTGAATACAGACTCAACTATATCACCAATCATCATGTTCATAACAAACGTAGTGGGTCTAGGTAACGCAGTCTCAGGCTTGTTCTTTTCAAACCATAGCTGACATGAAGGTCTACCTATATTTGACATACGTAACCTAAACCCATCTCGCTTATTACCACCTGCAAACTGACGTTTGAGTGCTTCCTTTATTTCTTCGCCTACACGATTGATAGTCTCATCACTCATTGATGTCAAGCCCTTAGAAGCATTCTCTAAGTACTGACTAATCGCCAATTCACCACGGTGTTGCATTAGGCTACCTCTTCTTCAATATCTATGAAGTCACTAACTACAGAGTTATCATCTTCGTCGTGGTGACTTGCCTTAGCATCCCATTCACTGATGATATAGCTATTGTAGTTTTCTACCCAAGATAAGAAATTAGCAAACATCTCTTGGTCTGCACTAGTTAAATCAATAGTCTTAGACATATCTAGGCTTGCAGTAGGAAGATAAAAGGAATTACCATTAGGTAACTTTCTTTGCTCTGTACCAAGAGTCACGTTATGCTGAACAGGTAGTCTCTTCATTTGAGATAGCTTGGTAAAAGGCATAGCCATTATCTTGAAGGCATCCCTATTATCAATCTCCCATATAAATGGTTGACTGTCTATCTCAACTCCATTACCCTTTTCGTCTACAGGATTAACTAAGTCAACTAAACCAAATACAACACGAACTCTTTTTATCTGCTTAATAAGTTCCTGCGTCTTCTCAGGTAATGATTTGAAGTCTTGAATGTACCCTGATGGCTTACCACAATTAAACCCACCTTGATTATCTTTCAGGTCTATATTGAGATTATCTGCCATAAGAGTTTTATGATACGTGCCCATAGGCTCACCAGGCTTCGCATTCATATTCTTAAGAAACCTTTTGTACATAAATCGCTGTAGAAAAGGTCTTATGGTAGCTGAAGATGAATATACAGCCTTATCGTCAGGTATATCCAACTTGTATGTGCCACCTTGCACAACTTCTACATTCATAGACTTGCCTTGTACTTCTGCTTCACCCATAATAGGTGAATGGTTTATCTTTAACCTTGGCAGAGTATTAGACTTCTTATCTGTAGAAGTATTCTCTCCTGCTATGCCCATAGCCTTTGCCATTGCGGCATAATTGGTAGTATCAATAGTTACTAAATCACTCATATATATTTTCTCCTTTGTTAAAGTTTTATTGTTATATCACAAAACGTCTTTGGTGTCAAGCCAATTATTACCTATTTTTGCTTCTAGTAATAATGGCACATTAAAATCTATATTAAACTTGCGATTTATAATGTTTAGTAGTTCATCATTTGCTGACTTTAGTAGAGACAATACTTGTTGTTCCTCATCCGGATGTATGTCTATGACAATTGAATCATGTACACTATTCACAACACAGGACTTCAACGTAGACAGTAGCTTATCTATATGCATAAGTACAAGTGGAACTATATCAGCAGTAGCAAAACTCTGTACAGGATAATTCTTAACCTGCGTGAAGTGGGTTATCTTACCACTTGCATATCTCTTAGCATCAGGGAAGGAAAACTCTCGACCTGAAGGTATCTTTATCTTACCTGTAGTCATAACTTCTTTAGCCAATCTGGTGTGCCATAGTGCGATTCCTTTGTACTTGTCTGTGAAGTGTTTATAATATGTAGCCTGAGAAGGTGTCCTGCCAAATCCTGTTGCTCCGTAGAGTGGTGCAAAGGTATGTGCTTTGGCTTCTTGCCTAGAAGTCTTTTCACCAGCATCACTAATAACACGAGCAGTATAACTGTGAACATCAAATCCATCTTCAATCTCCTTCATTGCAGTTTGGTCTTGTGATAAAAATGCAGCAGCTCTGAACTCTAACTGTGCAAAGTCAGCTTCAAGTATCTTGCCACCCTTCCAACGTGACACAAACACTTTCTTAACAGGAAACGTACCACCTCTAGGCATGTTCTGCATGTTAGGGTCAGCACCACTAAACCTGCCTGTAGCAGTTCTATGCTGTAGTAATCGTACATGTAACTTACCATCAGGCTTGATATGAGTTTGTATACCTTCCACAAAAGATGACAGATAAGTATCTAATGCTGATAGTCTCTGTAAGTCTGATAAGAAGTTCATAGCATTAGTCATATTCTTTTGTTTGGCAATAGTATACAATGTACCTAGGTTAGTCTTGTTGACACTAAAACCATTAGCACTAACCCACTTGGCATTAGGTGCATTAAACTTGAGTCCACCTATCACATGTTTGTCAGGAATAAATATGTAGCCACTAGAATCACAACTACTACATTTGGTAGGTCTAGCAAAAGGAGTTCCATCTTTCCTTACCTTTCTAATATGTCCTGCACCTGAACAATCATTACACTGCTCTGCCTTTGTTTTATATACTATGGTAGACTTAGTAGCTACCATTTGCCTATAATCTGTAGCATCCATGTACGGTGTAAAGTTATTTGCCCATAGTGTCTTGTCGAGAGGCTTTCTACTGTATATAACCCACGACATCTGTTCAGGACTGTTTAAGTTGATAGGTGTATCACCCATTAGTTCTTTTACTTGTTTGTTTAGTCTCCTTTCTATGTCTTGTTTCTCTTGTTCAAATTGTACACGTACTGAATCTAAGGCATTCTTGTCAACTGTAAATCCACGTTGATATATCTTAGCTAGTGAGATAGCTACTTGGTTAGTAAAGATAACAGTCTCCATCAGACTAGCATTCTCTACTGTGTTCAATCTTCTGTAGATAGAATCACTTAACTGTTGTGTAGCTTTCAAGTCAGCAGACAGATAATCAGATAACTCTTGTGGTGGTATCTCATCCACAGATACATTGTTCTTAAAGTACTCTTTCATTGTATCTTGTTTCTTAGTATCTAAGTCATGCCTGATAGCACATGCTTCTAGTGATAACGGTTCTTTCTGTCCACGTTGCAAGATGTATTCACCAAGCATTGTATCAAAGACAGGACCATCATATTTGAATCCACATTCCCACAACCACAATAGGTCATGAACAATGTTGTGACCAATCAAGATTGTAGCTTCGTCTAGTAATTCCTGCACACCTGTGAAGTCATCTCTAAACAAATACTCCTTGCCTGTATCAGTCAGGCATCCAACCATAACGAGTTTGTTATTCTCCTCGAATGGGTCTAGATGTAGCTTGCCACCCCTATGTGTGACAGTATTCTCTACGTCTAACGTCAGCTTCATGCTGTATACCTCGCTGTCCTATAATCAAGTTCACAATGAACTGAGCCATGCCAACCTGATAACTTATTCTTAACTACATTAAGATGTCTCTGTATATCTTCTTCGTCTTGTCCTTCTACTTGTGGGTTCTTTGCTATTAGTATCATCAAGTCAGCTTCAGCGGCTTTACCTGTACGTGAGCCTTCCATCATGGATTGATTCAATACAATCTTACCTTCAGCTTCAGCAGATAGCTGTGACATGTAAAGAACTGCACAGTTGTATGATTTAGCTATCTGTCGAGCATGTATTGCATTAGCTTTGAGTGCTTCATCTTGTCTAGCAAACCCACCTGTCCTTGCAAATTTATCTCCCATGTCTAGTACTAGTATGTCAGGTTGATATGCCTTACACACACTCTCGACCCATGCCATATCTCTATCTGATGCATCACGTATCTTGATGTTATCAAACACAGGCTTGTATCTTCTTTGTGCTTCACTAGGATTATTCTTGACATCGTGAACAGTCATGCCTGTGGCAGCCGTCAAGTATCTTGCACCAACTCTGTGATAACCTTCTTCGTTACATAGGATAACACACTTAGCACCTTGATGTGCAAAACCACCTGGACTTGCAATCAACGATGCATGGAAAGATGTCTTACCTGTATTGGGTCTAGCACCTATCTCAATCAAGTGACCTGCGTTGATACCATCTACCTTACGTGTCAAAGTAGGTATATTGAATGTCCATCTAGCTTCTAAATCATTCTTAGCTAGAAGTGTCTCAATAGAGATGTCATCCCATTCTATGTTAAGGTTAGGTGTAAAATCATCCCCATACATCTCAAGAAGATTTCTAAGGGGTTCAAGAGAGGATTTAGCACCATTAACATAGTCAAACCCAAGATTGGCAATGTCCTCGCCAACAACTTGCTGAAACAATTTAGATAGTACTTCCTGTGCAATGTCTGTTCCAAGTGGTTGCTCCTTCTTGATGTTAGCAAACAGAGCAGAGTATGCTTGTTTCTGTGCAGTAGTCATTGATGGATTGTTAGACATGAACAATGCTTCAATCTCATCAGGTGTTACTGTTCTCTCGTATGTATGCATAGCTTTGTCGAGAGACTGTTTAATCTTACGAACATCCTTACTGAATAACCTATCAGGACACTTTGCTCCTCTGTGGTCATCGTAGAATGTTTTATCCATAAGACTTCTTATTAACGATAGTTCCATGTTGTTACTCCTTTGGGGTTAGGGTTAATAGTTTTTCCATATCAGATTCCTTACGATATTTTAAGTCATCTGTCAATCTAATTATTTTAATATCTTGTACGTATCCTCTCAATTCTTTTGCAAACGATAGTGTCTTAGGTAAGGCATCAGGGTCGAGTGCTATGATTGCTGTTGAGAATCGTGAAAGATACTTCTTATGAGACTCTGCCAATGACGTACCCAACACAGCTACCCCAACTAATACATCACTACCTACCACAGATGCACTAACACAATCCTCAACAACAACTGCTACACTACCACAACCATGAACAAAAGGCAAGCTACTTTTTCCATATCTTTTCCATTTAGGTAATAACTTTGTTACTGACCTACCAACTGCATCGACAATGTAATCGCCATGCTCGACAGGAAATACAACTCGCTTGTCCTTGACATCGTAGTGTAGATTCAATTTGTCACAATCTAAATCCCACAGTTTGCAGAAGTCCATCACTTCCTTTCTGTAGTTATGTGACACCACGTATTCAGGCATTACAAATTCTTCTCTATCAAAATCTAGAACATCACCTGTAATCGCATCACGTATATCATCTACAGATAGATGAACACGTGTCGAGCCTGAAATCTTACAAGTAGATTTATAACAATTCCATAACAGTCTACCCATATTATTGGTAGCTGTAAATGTTTTATAACCATTACAGTTAGGACAAGTAAGTCTTTTACTTTCTCCTACACTTAGCTGTAAATCATTTACATAGTTATATATATTCATTGTATATCTCACTTATATGTTATATAATATTCTTTTGTTCGGCACTTACCCTGTGCTTATAGCATACTTTTTTCGAGTTGTCAATGCATTTTCTGCAGAGGCATAAGTATTTTTCATGTAAGGTTTCACACTATTGGGGTTAGCGTGACCCGTGACAGACATAATTTGACCCATAGATACACCTGCTTCTACCATCTCAGTAGTTCCTGTTCGTCTTAAGTCAGCTATTCTTAGCTCATCAGGCAGTCCACAGAGCTTCATTACCTTTCTTGCTACCTTTGAAAGCCTATGAAGAGAATATGGCTCGTATGCTCCTCTCATCGCTGTTGGGTAGGGTGCGACATAAGACTGAAAACCATACTCTTCCTTCTGCTGTTTAAGCATTTCTAATAAGTCAAGTGAAATTGGTAGATGAACCACACTTCTTCTCTTCGACTGTTGCAAATTTAGCACACTTTTATCAAAATCTATGCTAGAAAACTCTAACATTCTCATATCTCCTACTCTTTGACACCATTCGTAAGCCATTTGTACAATCAATCCTATGTTCCTATACTTAAATTCACTATAGGCATAGTCAAGAAATTGACAAACTTGGTCTTTTGTCCATACAACTTTCCTAACATGGGTAGCTTTTCTTCTGAATGTAGAAAATGGATTGCTCTCAGCATACCCCATCTCCATAGCAAATGAAAATAGTTTCCTTGCTACAGAGCATATATGATTAGCCATAGAAATGCCACGTTTTAGCCACACTTCATATGCTCGTCTAGCCTTAGCACCTGACATCTTTGGTAATTTTGTGCTTGACAATTTCTTACCATCGACAGATGTATCAAGCATGACACCTAGAAAGTATTGATAGTCTGCTTTAGTTTTATCTGCTAACATACTGAAATCACTAGATAAATAGTACTCATCTGCTAAGTTTTTTAACTGCATTAATACAACCTTTCATAAACTTCAAACCCAAACTCCTGACAATACTCTTCTACTGTGTCTAATTTAGGTTTCATTCCATTTTCACATCTGATATTTTTCTTTAGTGATTTTAAGATGTCATCCAAAGAATCATGTACATCATATCTTTCCTCTACTGTGTAACAATCTCCTGCTCCATCATAATCAAAGTAATCAGAATCATACAAACTTTTTATTATGTATTTCTTTTTAAATGGTTGTACAGTTGATGTAACACCTCTAGGTTGCTTCAACCAATCTAGATAATCGTTGAGCCAATATATTTTACTCTGAATAAACCAAGGCAATTCCCAATCATCCTCAGACTGTTCAGCTAAATGTTTTACCCACCATCTAGGAGGAAAGAACTTTTTTTTCTCGACATCCCAAAAAATATCATACCAACTCCATTTTTCTATGTTTCCATCCTTATCATATACAGGCATAGTATTTCTCCTTATTTAATATCCACATAAACTCTCATATGAGATGACTCATCCAATCTTTGACCAAAACAGGTAGCACCTGTACCCTTGAGTTCTTCCTTGATGTGTTGTCCACGTACTCGCATCTTATATGATTCTTTGTTAAGATACTTCTTCATAGTGTCAACAAACGCTTGACCTTCTGTGTCGTTAGGTATCT